TGAGCTGGCATTTCGCCCATTCCTGCGTCGGCGCCTTGCTGTGCCTCAGTCTGTTCGATGTTATCTAAATCTTCATTGTATGCATCGTCAATTTCGGACAAGTCGATAGTTTGATCAGCTAGGTCAATCGTACCTTCCTTGATATCATCCATCAAGTCTACCGGTACAACTACTTCTACAAACCAAACTTTGCGTTCATGCATCTTTGGATATCTAGTACCGGGAACAAAGTCTTCATAATCTTTAACTTCAACAGGAACCTTAATCTCACCTTTACCGAAAGTGACTCTGCACCCGATGTTGATTAGGCGCAATGCTGCTCTTGGGTCGGGCATTAGTTTGTAAGGCCACATGAATACGCACTTACATGAATATCTTCCTACGTTAGGTCCTTGAACTAACTCTCCGTGCTTCCAATTCTTGAAGGCATAAACATCTGCTTCGTCTAGTACACGTTCGTAGTCAAGTAAGGTAGACATGGAACCGTCACTCATGTAGACATTTTTGATGGTGTCTACGATACTGACGAAATCGATGTCATTAAAGAATCTATCTGCTGGTAAACTTTTCATAGAAGTATTTATCTCTCCAGCAACATTATGTAAGAATCATCTTAGAACCGAGTAATATATTTATCATTCAAAACTATTTTTCACATGCTCATAGTTTACTTACCCGTCCTATTCTAAGTATTTCTGAGAGAAGGTCTCTCAACATTAATGTATCATATTAGGAGACATTTGTGAGCAAAAGAAAAACAAGCGAACTAAGAAAAGACACACGATCACACAGAAACAGTAGGCACGTGCCCTACGTGCAAGAAGCTAAAACTATTGACTTTACACAAACCCAACCCAAAAAAGTCCAAAGACCCGTCGAACTGATACCACAGAGTATTAATCAGGAAAAATATATCATAGCATTAACAGACCCTGAAACAGACATCGTTATGGTGAGTGGACCTGCGGGAACCGGTAAAACATATCTTGCAATGCTAGCCGCAATACAAGCTATGCGTAAAGGAGATTGTAAAAAGATTCTACTTACTAGACCTGCTGTAGCAGTCGATGATGAAAAACACGGGTTCTTACCCGGTGATTTAAATGCAAAGATGGAACCTTGGGTCAGACCGTTGTTTGACGTATTGAGAGAATTCTATTCAACTAGAGAATTGGAGTACATGGTCGAGGAGCAAATTATTGAAATAACCCCACTAGCCTTCTGTAGAGGCCGTAACTTTAAGCACAGTTGGATCATTCTGGACGAAGCTCAGAATGCAACGCCAAGTCAGATGAAAATGCTAATGACAAGAATTGGTGAGGGCAGTAAAATTGTCATTACTGGCGACGTTGAACAAACCGACAGAAAAACACCTGATAATGGTCTACTAGACCTCAAGCAGAGAATTGAAACTCACAAAGTGCCAGGCATGACAACCTGCGAATTTGATACTAAAGATATTAGGAGACATACTATCATTGAACACATTTTGAATATGTATTCATAAGATAAACGGGGCTTTCGCCCCGTTTATTATTTCTTTGCTGCACCAAGCTTAGCTTCTAGTTTTTCTCTATCTTTCGTGATAGAGGCTTCCCGTTCTAGTTGTTGAATTACGTTTGGATAGACCTTATTGTAATAGTCTTTCATCTTATCAAACTCAGTAGGATGGGGCTTGCCCTCAATCAAACACTTCACAACTTTTTTGTCAGCAAAGTCAAGAATGACGTTTGCGCTTTCCATATCAGATGTACGAACACGTTTTGCAGTAGACACCATTTCGTCAATCTGCCCGCCCCGTCTACGTAAAAATGAAATAATTAAGTATCTCATGCTGTCAACTCCACAAGTGTTGCTGCTAGACTGATTTCAGGGATACCGACAAGAGGAAGATTGGCAAGACCATTGCGAATGAAGATGATGCTTGCATCCTTCTTCTCTTGTGCGCTTCCCCAAAGGTCAAGATTGTCGTACATCCAACGATACACATCCTCAAGTCTAGTAGGATACATAGCGATATATTGCATCAACTGTTGACGACCTTCAAGTACCTTACCAGCCTTGAATTGTTCTGCTGCTGCCATTAGAAGTTCATCTTCGCCGCTACCAGTTGACTGTGGCTTACCTAGCTTACCAGTAGTAGAATTCTGCTGTAGCTGATTCAAACATTTACGAAGATCGGGATAACAACCACGAACATAAGTGTCAAGGTCATCCAAATCAAAATCAACATTTTCAGTAATCAACACTGTTGCAGCACGAGCAGTAAAGTCAGTCATGTCGGGCTTAGCGATATGAAACTTGTAGCAACGACTTTCACGCAATGCAGGAATAATCTTGTGTTCGTAGTTACAAGTCAGAATGTACCGACACGTATCAGCATAGGCTTCCATATCATTACGCAGTGCAGCTTGTGCAGCCTGAGTTAGATAGTCAGCTTCATCAAGTAATACAATCTTGAACTTACCAAAAGGCATAGTTTGAACGAATCCATTGATTCGGTCACGCATATTATCGATGCCGTTTTCACGACTAGCATTGATTTCTAGTACATCGAATTCTTCAATGCCTAGTTCGTTGATGAGAACTTTCGCAAGAGTTGTCTTGCCTGTACCCGGGTCACCTGACAACAATAGATGAGGAATAGAACCCTCAGCTATCCAAGCTTGAACTTGTGTTCGTTGCTGTTCGTTAACAAATACATAGTCCTTAACAGACTTAGGACGATACTTTTCTACCCAGAGATTATTCTTCACTTTGTATCCTTACGTGTAAACATAGATAATATACCCTCATCGTTACCGAAGTCAAGCTCTAATTCTTCCAATGTCTGAATAGTCTTATATGCTTTAAAGAACATATAGGTTGTGGCGGCTGCGGCAAGTGTTACTGCTGCTGTCGCTATGAGTGTAGTTGTGTCAGGTTTTTTATTCATATCTTAGTATAGTATAGGTTGAGAAAAATGTCAAATAGATTGGGAAAGTGATTGATCCATTGCAGCAATCATTCAATTATTTCTCACTTTCCCAAACTTATCAATATTCTTTATCTGTCATTGTGTAATCGTTAACTGGTGTTTCACTAATTAATAAAATATCATTTGGATCTACCTTACGGATCGTTTTCTCGCCTTCAGAGTCTTCGATAGTCATTCCTCGACTCCAGCGACCGTGTGCTATCATAATATAATCACCTACTTTAAGGTCTTCTTTACATTTAGGTCCTATTGAGTATATTTGCGCCCATCTTGGACGAATACCCGCACTTTTCATATCGTCGTTAATCATGATGATGCCACCACGACTTAGACGCTCTCTAAATTCCATCCCATGAACTAGGATGTGATCTCCGATTGCTCGGAACTCTTTAAACTTTGCAGTAGTTAAATTGCGTTTTTCTGCCATGTTTACTTTTTCTTAGTTTTTTCTGTTTCTACTTTTTTAATTTCTTCGATTTCCAAATCTTCATCTGACGGTTCTAGAAATTCTAAATCCTCGTCAGTCATTTCATCAAACATAGTTTCAACTAGTTCTTCTTCAACTACCGGTGCGGGTGTTGTATCAACTTCCGGTGAAGATTCTGGCTTCGCTCGGACTGTTGATCTTGCTCTGTTCGATTCAGGATTAGCTACTGAGTTGTTGTATCGGTTTCCTACTTTTCTAGTTACCGGAACAACAACTTTTCCATGACTGTCAATAGTGTCACCCCTAGCGTTAACGTTCATGTTACCCACTGCACGAGTCTTTTCATTTTTGGCGGCGAGTGACGCCATATCTAACCTTTTGCCTTGTGCTGTTCTATAGATTCCCATTGCTTTACTCCTTTCTTATATTTATGTTCTGAAAACTGCTATTACTTTAAAAATTCTTCGATAGGGAGGTCGTAATAAAGAGAGTTAATCTTGTGTACACCTATCAAGTATAACACGAAACTTGCGACACTAGATCCTCTTCCTACTCCCCAAACAATGTTATTGTTTCGCATAGTATCAATTAGATACTTTAAATACTGTAATAGTACGAACATGTCACGTTCTTGGTATAGTAATAGTTCTTTGCCTGCACGTTGTAGTTCTTCTTCATTTTGACATTGGTCTAGTATGTACTTTGCAATGTCAAAGTTCTTATATTCTTGCGGGAAGAACCAATTATCACGACACTGCTGATCGAATTGCTCAACAGAATCGTCACTCACGGCATACATAATTAGATTCGGAACATTATCCAAATCTAAATTACTATTAAACACAATATTTTCTGAGACTAGAATAGGTGCGGTGAAGCTTTTTTCAGGATTAGACATATAAATGTCGATCAAGTCCTGTTCGCTATAGATTTGCTGACCGTATGTGTCGATTATCATAATAGCATTATGACATTAAATTTAAGGAATGTCAAGTTAAATGTTAGTTTTATCTTTCCAGGATAGTCCCATATCTACCCAATCATCATCGAAAAACAGCTTAACAACATTATCAGTATTGAATTCGATGTTCTTATCAGACACATTCTTATCTGGTTTGTGCCACCAATGATTGCCTGCCACCATATCTGCACTCTCTGCAAGTTCAGATACTATAGGATACCGCACACCTTCGCCCAATAGAGAACCTACGGTGACATCCGTTATCTTCATTCTGCCTTCCATAATCGCATTCATTTTTAGCAATAATACAATAGCTACTACTTGATCTAATGGAATCTCTGGAAGCTCACATACTTGAATTCCGGCTGCTTCGTAGCGTTCGATTGCGTCAACCTCATCCTGATGAACGAAGACTACGTTAGACATTATATCCTTGATAAAATGCTCAAGTCTGCTCATTGCAATGTGATGTTCTTTGGGGCAGTCAGACTCTACCAAAAATGATGCCGTCAAGTCGTAGGAGTTGATGAAGTATGCATCATCAAAATGCACCCCCGCAAGAAAAAAGAAATCTTTCTCAATCCTAGTTATCATTTTTTATCAGATTCAATGTTGATTTGACTTTTGATGTTTTGCTTTTCAAATAACTCATCCATCTTGCTAGTGAATTGATTACGGTAAGTTTCTAACACCATCTGTAATTGATGGATAAGCGGACCGTTGCCCGTGCGATATGCAAATGTCAACTTGTTATTAAGACTTGTCATTTTTTCTTGCAATTGTTCAGTTGACAATTCTTTCAAGTCTGCTTTATTTAAGAATGGATGCTCCATGTTATATTACCAATTGGTTAGCGCCACACGCTTCCAAACATCAGTGCCAATATAAGCATTTGCGCTGATGGTTAAGTTTGCTTTAGCACCCACTGCAAAAGTAGATCCAGCAATACCACTTGTTCTAGTAGCACTAATAGTAATGTTTCCTAAAGGACTATCTACATCAACAATAGTTTTGATATAATAGACTGAGTTAGCAACTAAATTAGTATTTGCAGTGTCTACGTTTCCAGTAAAAACGATAGGAGCATTTACTGCTAAGTTGTTAGTAGTAGACATTTGAACTAAATTTCCACTATAAGTGTTCCCTACAGTCTTTGGATAGATAGTAGAATCAAACGCATCAGTGCATACATATAGATAGCTAATTGGATTACCATTAAATGCTTGAGAACTTGTCCCTACATTAAGTTCTGAGCCGCTGGCCGCAGTAGAAACTGTAAATGCAGTAGCATTAGCAACTGTGCTTACATAATAAGTAGTCCCTGCTGTAATGTTGCTATTAGCAGCATCAGTGTTTCCGGTAAATACAATAGGTAATTCAGTATATAGCCCGGAGGTTGAACCTACAATAATGTAGTTGCCGGTACCAATAGTGGAAGTAACGTTAAGCTCGCCTACACTGTTTCCAACTGCAACTGTCCCGACAACATCTCCCGGCAGTCCTGTTGGGGCAGGATCACGATTGATGATTTGTGTAGATTGAAACGGTCTGTTAGTAGGTGATACGCTAATAGTATTACCGCAATCTAATGTGCTGAAGGTATATTCAATAATGCTCACGTTTGCTGGGGCAGTTAATGTTGCAGTACCACTTACATCTTGATAATTTTCAAGAATAGTTACACCAAAGTTATTATTAGCTGACACAGCAGCGTTAGGTAAAGAAATTGTTGCATCTACGTTAGCAACAGCAAGTCTTAATACCACGTTGCTTTCTGTATTAGTAGGTGCCCAACCCCCGAACTGTAATGTGAGATTGCCAGTGACTGCACCATACTGTACATCAGCACGATTTACATCGACAAGTACCGTACCCGACAATGCATTACCTAAATTGTAAGTTGTGGCTCTAAATCCGCTAGTTGAAGCGTTACTAATGAGAGTATTGGCCATGTCGTTATTAAGAACAGTACCATTAAGGGCAGTTTTAACAACAACTTTATTCTGCAAATCAGTGATTTCGTTTGAAGCAGTGTCTAAGTTAGTTCTAATTTGAGAAAAGTTATCCCTAAAACCCTGAGAACTATTATTGGTTCCCGGTTCTGGATAGTTAGTGTTGATTCCGTTAGTGTTAATTTGGCTCATAATTCTCTATTTCCGTAATGTATTTAGTACTGTGTTTGGTCGGGTAAAATTGTTTTTCTAGGAAACAATACGTAAAAGTCTTTGCTGTCAAGTGGATTAGGAACAGGACTTGCGCTTGGTAACCCAGTCCATGCGGGAGGACTAACATTCTTATCGTAGTTAAATGTAATTGACTTGTCTACGGTGAACCTATCAATTCTAAAATTGATTTGATTTAGTGTATTTACGTCGCCAACCGGATCTTTCCAGTTGTTTTCTATCTGATACTTGATATACTCGCCGTAAGAAACACTCTGTCCGTTCAAGGTAGTTGTGCCAGGACTACAGTATGCGATTACCCAAGCCGGGACAAACCCAGTAGTAGAACCGTTTAACTGCTGACTTGTCATCCATTTAGGAAGAAGATTACTATTAAATTCTTGACCTAGTACGTCACCCACTTGCTCTCTCATGTTAGGCAAACTGTTTGGATAAAGTACTCTAGCCTCTCCTGGAGTCAAACTAGTGTAATAAGTAGGGGGAGGACTATCTATTCCGATATAGCTAGTATATATGTCAGTGATACTAGTGTACCATGGACCAAGAGAGAGTGGTATTCTTCTAGGCCACACTACTTCCTTGTCAACACTAACTCCTTGCGGATTTACCAAATTGTCGATAACTCTGCTGTATACGACTTCGTATAGAATTTCGCCAGTGTCAGTATCACGAGCAATAGCAGTTTCAATTTCACCTAAGGTTATGTTTCTCCAGTAGTGATTTTTAGTTACTGCGGTGATATACTCATCGAATGAGCTGGCATAGATACCAAACGCATGTTCATATATCACGCTGGTTGCTTTACCGAAGTACGGATCCTCTGCTCTATACAAGAAATCACTGGGGATAAGTTGCTCATTGTTAAGTAAGCTTGACAATAAGGTTCTATCTGC